AAAGAGCTAAGGTGTATTGCTAAAAACATATACTTCGAAGCTCGTAATCAATCAGTAGCAGGTCGCACAGCGGTTGGCCTTGTTACTATCAATCGTATGTATGATAAGCGATGGCCTAATACAGCATGCGGGGTTGTCTTTCAGGCTAAATTATGGGATAATAAAGTACCAGTCCGAAACCAATGCCAATTCAGCTGGTACTGTGATGGTCTGTCTGATACCATACGAGTAATGTCTGATTGGGATGATGCAATCTATCAGGCTAAGAATGCTGTTAGATTATTTAATGGAGGAGCTGATTTTACTGAGGGATCTAATCATTATCATTCGATTAATGTAGATCCTTGGTGGGCACCTAGCTATGAATTTGTGGTCCGTATTGATGATCATTTGTTCTATAAATAGCATATTATTATTATTGAGAGAGTTATATTATGTCAAGATACTTATCGACTAAACATTACGGTCACAACATTGGTCTATCTGCTGTGTTCCGTCAACCTAATGCAGACCATTCCCACTGTCATCTATTACATGGATACAGCCTGGCATTTACATTTACATTCGGTTGTACTGAATTGGATGGTAAGAATTGGGCTGTAGACTTTGGTGGCTTGAAACCTTTAAAGAAGTGGTTAGAGGATAATTTTGATCATAAGACGGCAATTGATAAGAATGATCCATTCATGCATAAGTTCATGGAGCTACAAGAATTGGATCTTGCTGAGATTGTTGTTATGGATGGAGTAGGTGCAGAGAAGTTTGCAGAGCATGCATTTAGATTTGCAGACCAGCTTGTTCGTGAAATGTCAGATAATCGTTGTTATTGTGTGAGGGCTGAATGTGCAGAGCATGGTTCTAATTCGGCAATATATGAAGGAGACTTATACTAATGTCTGCTGAAGCTAAGAAGTATCATTATAGCGAAATCTTTAACTCTATTCAGGGTGAAGGAATGTATACAGGTCAATGGACCATGTGGCTTCGCTTCTATCTTTGTAATCTTCAATGTGATGGATTTGGTCAGGATAATCCTACTGATCCTGATTCTTGGGAATTACCTTATGAAGACTTTGATGCATCTCAGATCAAGCTGGTAGAAGATTTACCAGTATGGGATAAAGGTTGTGATAGTAGTTATACATGGGCTAAGAAGTATAAGCACCTAATGACTAATCAAACATCTGCAGAGATATATGAAGCTATTAAAGATTCGATTAGGAATGAATTTAATCCTGATGGATTATTTAAACACCCTCTATCTAATCAAACCGCTCATATGTGTTTCACCGGAGGAGAGCCTCTTCTTAAGAATTCTCAGAAAGCTTTTATTGAGATTTATAATCAATTTAAAGATGATTCAGATAATGTTCCATCAGGAATTACATTCGAGACTAATGGTACTACTGCATTGATCGATGGCTTTAAATCATTTGTTACAAATCCTTGGCATCTGAATGCTCCACTCTTCTTCTCGGTTAGTCCTAAGTTATGGACAGTAGCTGGTGAGAAATCCAAGAAGGCAATCAAGCCTGATATTGTAAGAGAATATCAAGATGTAGCAGCGCGAGCTAATCATTGGAATCATATGCCTACAGGCCAGCTAAAGTTTGTTATGGGAGCTCGTCCTGATCAGTGGGAAGAATTAGATCATGTTATTAATCAATTTAGGAAGGCTGGTGTTGATTGGCCTGTATACATTATGCCTGTAGGTGCTACTCTTGAAGAGCAAGAGCTTACTGCTGGCGATGTTGCTAAGATGGCATTCGAGCGTGGTTATAATGTGTCTGGTAGATTACATTGCTATCTCTTCGGCAATGCAATAGGCACTTAATTATAAATAGTACAAAATAAAGCGTGCCATTTATTATGGTATGTGATATAATATAGTATATCAATTGAGAAGGAAGTATATTATGAGTAAAGATTTAAGTAGTAATATCAAAGCAGTATATGCAGCGGTCACCCTTGAAGATAAGCTTATTGAGGCTAAGTCAATGGTCGATTTCTCATCTGCAAAAGAGATCACTAAGACGAAGGCATACCATACATTAGGTCATATGACTCGTCCTTCTACCATAGATCTTTTTATGACTAATTACATGCTGTCTGGTGAAGGAATGAGTGTATAAATTATGTATAAAGTTTATCTTGCTAAATTGAAGCGTGAAGATGCATTTCCTAAATGTGTATATAAAGTAGGTATTACAGGATCATCTGATGCTATGACTAGGTTGACCTATGCGAAAGCTGATGAGCCTAATCCTATTATAAATACATTTCCTGATATCAAGGTGATGAATTCTATAGTGGTTGCTACTAAAGAAAAAGCGGTAGAAATCGAAGCTAATATAATGGAAGCTATTCGCCATTCTAAAGGTGATAAGTGGTTCCATAATTGGTTTGAACCTACTCAGGTATCTGGCATTACAGAAATGCGTAAATGGGATTTTGAAGAAATTCAATCTATATTTAAGATCATGGAACAGTATAAACCAGAGCCATGGTAAGAACATCAAGCAACATAGTATTCCAGGAGTTGCACCATAATACTTATGGTTTTTTTCTGGCCGGAGCCGTCTGTCCTGCTTTTCTACAGACATTAAACTATCACGAAAAGGAGACTTAAATGTCTAAATCAAACCGCTCTCTGGGCGTCGCAGTAAATGAACACCTAACTTCATTAGGTATCAATACACCAACTACATCTTTACTAGAAGTTGATCGAGATGCTAAAGTCGATAAGATTGCAGCCTTGACTAAAGAGATGCTCGAGACTCTTGGATTGGATCTTACAGATGATTCATTAGAAGAGACACCTATACGAGTAGCTAAGATGTATGTAGATGAAATCTTCTCCGGACTAGTTCCTGATCATTTTCCTAAATGTACAACGGTAGAGAATAAATTCTGTCATGGAGATGAGTTTGTATTAGAACGCAATATTACCATGTATTCAGATTGTGAACATCACTTACGACCTATCATAGGTGTTGCTCATGTAGCATATATTCCAGGTAAGAAGGTTCTTGGTCTATCTAAATTAAATCGTATTGTACAATACTTTGCTCGTCGGCCTCAAGTACAGGAGCGCCTGAATCAACAGATTGCTCATGCTATTGCATTTATCACAGAGTCGCCTGATGTTATGGTGATTGTAGATGCAGGTCATACTTGTGTATCTCAGCGCGGTATTATGGATACGAATTCAACAACCAGTACAGCATGTTGCTTAGGTGTATTTGGGGAGCATGATTCTCCAATGCGTAAAGAGGTTTCGAGTGCTGTTCGAGTCTAAAATAGACTAAAAAAGTTGTTGCTTTTGTTGCTCTTTTCAGCTATAATATATGTATAGAATTTAGAAGTGGAGAGTTGTATGAGGTCTAATAAGTTTAATATTCATTGGCAGATCGTTCGGGTGAAGGCTCGTTCGATTAAGGATGTAGATGCTAAAGTTGATTTTGTAATGGATTTTTTGAATAGTAATAAGAATGTTCATAATAAAGATCGTGTTAGTAATTGGTTGAAGATGACGTCTTATGCTTATAAGGATCGTTCTGCTTTTGATGTTGAAATTAATGGTGATTTTATATTAGAAGATCTAGATAATGATCTATCTAAGGTGGATCTTGATAATCTTAAGTTGGTATTTAAAGATCTTTCGAAGCGTAAATATGGTTTTCAGTATAAGTCGGTACCTTTGGCTCATACGGAATTTATGATTGAATTGAAGAAGGAATTAGATAATAGATGTTAAAGTTACCTTTAATCTCTCACGAGATGCCTCACGATTTACATGATTATGTATTAACCGATGCTCAGACTGCAGGAGAATATATAAATGATTATATGTTTGTCCTTCTTCATCGGTATATAGATGATCCTGTATATAAGGCCATAGTAGATAGATACGATGGTTTTAAGATAATGGATAATAGTTGTTTCGAATTAGGAGCAGCCTTATCCAATGAATTGATTGCACAATACTTCCATATAATGAAACCTGATGTCTTTGTATTGCCTGATGTATTGGGTGATATGGAGGAGACTATCGGTAGATCATTTGATTTTATGACAGACTATCCAGAGCTAACCGAATATGCTATGGCTGTTATTCAAGGTAATACTACACCAGAGTTCTTGGAATGCTATAAAGTATTTGATGCTGTGCCTAACCTTGCAATGATAGGTATTCCTTTTTGCTTTAATTGGGCAATGAATTGTGGTGTTAGTCCTCGTGATCATTCTCTGGTAAGGGTTAAGCTTTTACAGAATCTTGAATCTATTATTAATAAGGATCGTAGGCATCATCTACTAGGTACATGGTGTGCAGAAGAGTTCAAAGAATATCATTCATATGATTGGGTATATTCTATAGATACCTCTAATCCTGTTGCTGCAGCTATTGAATCCAATATATATGTAGAGGGTGAAGGTGTTAGTACAAAGCCTAAAATTAAATTTGATAAATTTGCGGATATGTTCGTGACATCCGAGCTCGTACATGATATAATAGTAAATGTAGGTAGATTTAGGCGTATAGCTAAACGGCCAATTAAAGGAATTAAAATATTGAAAGAAGATAAAATTAACCCGGTTCACTATCGAGCTACTGATAGTATCCAAGTAATTGATGTTATAGAGCATTGGGATTTGGATTTTAAACGTGGCAATGTTGTAAAGTATGTTTTAAGAGCAGGTCAAAAGGCTGAAGAAGGTTATAAAGACATTGCTAAAGAGATAGAAGATCTTACTAAAGCTAAGTGGTATCTCGAGCGTACTATTAATAATCTTAATAAAATGGTGAAGTGAATGAAAAATATAGTAATTTCCCTATCTGGTGGGATGGATTCGTCTACGCTACTATTGCGTTGTATTAATGAGGTAGGGGCTGATAATGTAACCGCATTATCTTTTGATTATGGTCAGAAGCATGTATGTGAGTTAGAGAGGGCTCAGCAATTAATTGATTACCTATCAACTAAAGGTCATGTTGTTAAGTATCAATGTATTAAGCTTGATGGTCTTGGACCTCTACTTAATTCTACTCTAGTGACCGGTGGTGCTGATGTACCTGAAGGCCATTATGCAGAAGAGAATATGAGAGAGACCGTTGTTCCTAATCGTAATAAGATATTCGCATCAATTATTCAATCGGTGGCATTATCGGTAGCAGGTGTTACCTCAGAGAATACTTCTATCGCTATGGGTATTCATGCTGGAGATCATGCAGTGTATCCTGATTGTCGTCAAGAGTTTAGAGATGCTGATGATGCTGCATTCCGTGAAGGTAATTGGGATGCAGAGTTAGTTGGTTATTTTACTCCATACCTAGAAGTTGATAAGTATGATATTCTTGTTGATGGTCAAGGTCTATGTCGTATTCTTGGTTTAGATTTTGATGATGTGTATAAGCGTACTAATACATCGTATAAGCCAATGCAGCATGATGGTGTATGGTATTCCGATTATAAGAGCTCTTCCTCTATTGAGCGTATTGAAGCATTCATTAAGTTGGGTCGTAATGATCCAGTATTATATGCTGATGAAATGGGACCTGTGCCATATGCTATGGCTGTGGATCATGCCAGTACCGTATTGGCGGGGTATGAATCTAATGTCTAATTTTACTGATATTAAAGAATGGTCAGATGAACGTCTTATTACCCAGCAAGAACCTGATCGTAATGGCTTCCTGGCTATGATTGTCGAAGAGTTAGGTGAATTCCTAGAAGCTCCTGATGATGCTGGGCGTATTGATGCTATGGCTGATATTATTGTATTTGCATATGGTGAAATTGCTAAGTATGGGTATGATGGAGATAAAGTTATGGGAGAGGTTATTAAAGAAATATCTTCTCGTGTAGGTGATTACTCTGAAGAGACCAAGAAGTGGCAAAAGGATAAATCTCCAGAAGCCCAAGCTAATTGGTATACCGCAGACTTCAGCGAATGTAAGTTATAAAATAAAAAAGGCCTCCGGGCCTTTTATTATGCATGATGTTTTTATTATTATAAATATACCCATAAGTGCATTATAAAAGGATTATAAATTGTCATCATTGAAAACATTTAAAGGGTATCTTATTTCCGAGGCTGCTGGGAATAAGCAGTGGTTAGGTATAAAAGATATACCAAAGACTACACCAGCCTTAAAGGCTTTCATCAAGACTCTCGGATCATTCTTAAAGGGTGATGTGGAATACTTATATTTTGATGATATATATGATTATAAGAAAGCTTCTAAGCGCCTTACAATTAAAATCACAGATAAATCATTGCCTGCATCAATTGCTAAAAATTCTAAATTTAAAATATACGGCTTCCAGAAAAGTGGTGAGAATTACGTATCTTCTAATCCAGACGTTAATGTTGTGTTATACCCATCTGGTGGTGTTCGTGGTTCCGGGAAGCTACCTCGTAAAGGTGAAGTACAAAAAACCCCATCTACTGCACAACAAGAGCTAGGATCTATTGCATACTTCGAAGGTATGTTAGGTAATAAGGCTCCTACATTACAAGAGATATCGAAAGAAGTTGAATTTGATTTTGGTATAGAATGGCTACATAACTTCGAACAACAATGGAAGGCCTTTAAGAAGGGCATGGGTAAGCTACCTACAAAATCAAATATCTACTTAGACTCAGGCACTAATGAATCTAATATCATAATTAAAGTGGCTAAGCGTGTTGGCCTAAAAGATCAAAAAGATAATTGGAATCCTGCTGATATATGGTTGATGTCCATTAGTAAATCTAAGATTGCATCCGAGACAAAAGATATCACCTCATTAGAGGAATACAATGCTTACTTACTTGATAAATTTAATGCCAGGCAAATCGTCGGTATATCTCTAAAGAAAGTATCAGCAGGCAAGGCTGGTAAATTTAAGATAGTATCATCAAGTGATATTCCTCTTGCTGAATTAAAACCTAAGCGTATATTATTCGATCCATATCAGAAGAATTTTATATTTGAGACTCAAGGTACATTAGATGGATTTAATTTACGTGTAGGTTATAAGGCTGGTACCATCACAGCATTAAGTGATATTCGTATCTATCTAGAAGGTAGGATGAAAGGTACCGCCGTTCAATTAGGTGGTGTATCTTCAGCTCTATTCCCTGAACTTGCAAAGAAGTTTGGTGGCTTTGATATAGCTGCAGATAAGAAACGCATTCTAGCCGATCCAGTAACGTATATAAATAAGAATCTAAAGAGAATTGTATCTAAAGGTCCTGTTGATGATAAGACCTCAGAGATGCCTACATCCGAATTAAAACAACAGGCCGCGGCATTCCTATTGTATTATCTTGATATATTGATTAGCTCAGATCCAGCAATTCTTACATCATGTTTTTATTCATCAAGTAAAATGAACGACTTCTCGTCTATTCATTGTAAGCTATACTAAAGAGACATTAATAAAATGACATTAGCATTTAAGGATTATATTACAGAAGCTGCTGCCAATACACACATGACTCATATTGAGGATCTTGTGCTTGATGGTGGTGTTAAGGGTGCGAGAGAAGCAATCCTTGCTCTGCGATCATTAAGAGATATGTTAGCCGGTCATGCTAAAGGTAAGACCGATGTAACG